TTATGTTCGGGAGAAACGACCGCGAATCATCGGGCTCTGGGAACGCGTGGCGAATGTCGGTGATGACTTGCGCCGCAGCGTCGATGGCATCTCCAGACCGGTTGTCTGCGAGCGGTGGGACAACCTTCTCGCTTAGCTGCTCTTCCAGTTGCGCGCGCCGTGCGTTCTCGCGAAGGCTAGCGGCGTAGAACTCGGCTTGCTCACTCGGTGCATGCAGCACGATTTGGAACGTGCCCGCTACGGTGGCTGGACGAGGTAGACGCCCGTAGTCCTGCATGAATTGGATGATCCACGAGTACACGTGCTGCCACGCTTCGGATAGATCGCGCTGAGGTTCGATCAGTCGCAGCTTTCCCTGTTCATTCGAGAACAGGATCGCCGCGAAGAAGTTGGCTTCATCCACCCCAGTCACCTCGCATTGCGTGCGGCTTCGTCGTGCGCTTAATCAACGATACCAACGGTTGAATCATTGCCAGTCGAGCGGGCATCTCGGCCCACGACCAATTCGATGTGTAGATCACCGGACGCTTGCGCTCGTAACAGATGCGCACAGTGTCCTCGACGGCGGTGCCTGCGGGACCGTCCATCTTGAAGCGCTGCTGCCCAAGATCATCCAACACGAGTAGATCGCACGTCTCCAGGCGTGTGTTGATCGCGGCGAACTCATCATTCTCACGAAAGCGGACGGACGGGACCTCGCGTACGGACAACCACAACACGCGCTCACAGCGGCGCACCATCTCCATCCCTATGAGGGCAGCTACAGCGCTCTTACCCGTATTGAACGGTCCGTAGACGTAGAACCCGGTCCCATCATCGGCCCACGTCGTGTCGAGGAGTGCCTTCGCGAGCCAATCCGAACTGATCTTAACCAGGTCGAGTTTGGCACTCCAAAACAGAGATGGGATGCGGCTCCGTTGCAACGCAGCCATCCACTGTAGTGGCTCTTCGTCTGGGTCTAGTCGTCTGTCCCTGATCCGCGTCACTCAGCACCGCCGTCATCTACGAAAACGCGCGACGCTCCAGCGCCGCCGATGTTGTTCGAAGTAGCCATCGGATCCACCACCGTGACGCCCAAGATTTCTAGTGAGATCAAGTTGGATTCTCCAGTCACCTGAAACGCGGCGACGTCGGCTAGAAGCCGGAACACACCGTCACAGCGTCGACCAATAAAACGCCACGAGCCCTTACGCCGCTGGACCCATCCCCAGTTCTCAAGACGACGCACGTCCATGGTCGCCTGACTGACCGTGATACCCAGCGCATCGGCGATGTCGCGCAGCGTATAGGAAACCTCAAGATCCTGTTTACCAGCGACTACCGGCGGGAGCACAGCGCACGCCTGCTGGAACAGTTCGGTGTACAGGACTCGACAGACGGCAGCGCGGTTGATGTATTCGGCCTTGTTCACGACGACACACCCCCCACGGTGATGCGTCCGTTGAGAGTTTTCTCGACGTAGTGCGGCATGAATTGCCACCCAGTGACTTTTGTCAGTGACGGCATGCGATCAAGCAAAATACCGTAGAAGCTCTTGCTCGCCGCGTACTCCCGATACATGGGCGCAGCGCCGATGACTCGCACCAGATACGACGGGTGGTGCGCGTAACCGACCATCACCCAATCATCTGGAGAGTCCAGCGGGGTGAACATCTTCCACCCCCAAAGCTCTGGCGGCTCATCGAAGAAGTATCTCGTGGCGTCGCGGCCCAGACACACAACAACGCGGGGCCGAATTGCGCGGAGCAACATCGTGGTCCGCTCCGAGCACGCGACCAACTCAGTGTCAGTAGGTGCGCGGTCGGTTTGGAAGTGGCCCGCCGCACGACACCCAAGTAGTTGCATCCAACACACATCGCTAACTGGGTGGATCCCGACTTGCACGAGAATTTCGTTCTGCAGGTTCCCGTCAGTGCCGCTGAATGGTTGTCCTACGGTGTTAGCCGACTGACACGGCCCATCACCCAAGAGCACTATGGGTGAGTAGACGTTGCCGCGCACGTAGGTGATCTTGTTGCGCGTCTCAGACAGATGACAGCGCCCACAGTTGTGGTATCGATTCTGCACCGCGTGAAGCGCGAGCATGGGATCAGCAGGTACCTGCGGATACGTGAGCGTGTGCTGACGCGGTGGTCCGAGTGGCGGTCCGAGGCCACCCCCAACCATCACTGCGTCGAGGGCGAGTCCCGCATCCAAAGGAGTAGCACCCACGCACGAACTGTGCAGTGGATTTGGACCTCCGTTTGGGTTGCTGTGTGAGTAGACGTTGATGTCGACCGCCATTGGTCACCCCTCAAGTCAGAGAGAGTAACCAACGCCGGTCGTCCCGTCAAGTCATCAGCGACTTAGAGACCTAGACTTCCCAGCAAGACTTTCGTGAGCACCTTGAGACCGACGGTGCCGATCTTCTTGAGAAGCTCTTTGGTCTCATCCCACGCCTTGTCGCGCTCTTCGCGATCCTGCTGCGCAAGGTCGCCACCGACTTGCATCCACTTACGACGCTCCTCGTAGGTGGCCTGCTTTGCGATGTATGCGTTCTTAGCCTCCTCCTCTTTGTCGGAACCGAAGTAGCCGACGACTTGCGCGAGGCCGAAGGCGCCGAGACGTAGTAGGGGTGCCTTGTTCACCTCTAACTCGTCGAGAGCATCACTCGCGGCGGTCTTCAGTTCATCAGGTAGTTCGTTTTCGGAGAGCTTGCGACCTTCGCTTAGGATGTCGTCGAACCAGCCGTCGCCCTTGGCGGCGAATTCCGATTCTGCCTTATCACCAAGCGCGGTCAGAAGCTCAGACGGATCGAGTAAGCTCATTCACCACCACCCTCAGCGGGCTTCGGCGTGCGCGCGGCGGAACGTGCTGCGGTGTCTTCGGGGAGTGCTGTTCCGTCGAGGCTGAACTTCACCTGGTTGAAGACATCGTAGTTGTCTTGTGCGATTTCACGCGCTTTCTGCGGCAGACCGCTGTCGACCATGTGGCCTTTGTTCGTTGAGATGCCACGGTCGATGGCCTTCATGGCGGCAGGGTTGCAACAGCAACCGGCCATGAACAGGGCGAGCGATCCAACGAAGATTAAGCGTTTCATGGAGTTTCCTTTGTGGGTGACGAGAACAACGAGCCTACACTCGATAGTCCCGTGCTGCCAGCCAGGCCAGCAAGCATAGCCGTCAATGAGCTTGGGTCGCGCAAGAACTTGGAGACATCAGTAGGTGCGGGCTTTCTGTGTAGGGACTTTTCGACAAGATCATTCAAGTCCACACCAGACTCCACCAAGAGGTCGCGCAGTTCCCCAAGCACGTACTGAACTGCTGAGTCGTCTGTGATTCCTGAGTCAATCACCAACCCGCCAACTCGCTCTCGCGATGTGGCTAGCTTATCGAAGATGGAAATCAGCTTCGCTGCCTTTGGATGATCGCGGGGAATCGAAAACTTAAATTCCTTCGGTAACACGAAAAACCCCCTACTGGCCCAGCACCAAAATCCGACCTGTAATTGTCGTCACCACATCCGCCCCCGCACGCGTCATGGTGATTAGTGCGTTGGTGAACGAAGTCATCGAGTAGGTGTACTGGTTGAACGGGGAGTTTGAGAAAGCGGCGACAACACCATCGACAAAAGCAGCCTGCTCTGTGCCGCCGATTCCGTCAATCGTCAAACAACCTTGGGCGGTCACCCCACCAGCACCAATACAAACACCAACCATGGCCCCGTTGCCGCTGTCCCTGGTCAAAACCACAGCCATGTTGGCATTGGTGGCAAACGCTGGGTTGAAGGATGGATTCCCTAGCGTGGCAACATAAGCCAGCGAAGCAACAGCGTTCGTGTTGCCACCACCACCTGCCGCCGCCGCGATGGTAAATTGAAGCTCACCGCCTGCCTCAAGCAAACTGACGGTGACGTTCGCCCCCTGAATCAAGCGCACCACCGGCTGTAGGCCAGACACAGCGCCAGCGTTCGCCCGACCCGTCACAGCCCCGAGTCTGCTGTCGTTACCCTGCACAGCTTCAAGCGACGCTGTGCCGCCGCTAGGCGCGAACTCGACCTTGCCTTTGACAGTCTCGGAACCGTCGGGAATGGTGCCCACCAACTGGTCAGAGAGACGCGCGACGTTGCTGTCGAACAGCGGGCGAGCGGGGTCGTTCGCGCTGTAGACCTTCGGCACGCCGACAAGTTGAAGGTCGGTCGGTGCAGGACCCCCGGTGTCCGCACTCGGGTCCATGGATGTCTCAGCGCCCGTTCCGTCGATGTAGAAGTAGGCCAGCGTCCAGACGCCCGCCGCTTCGGTGAGGCGCCCATACATCTTGGCGCCGGTCGTGTGCGTGATCTCGTCGCTGTTCTGGTCGAGTAGATGAACATAGTTCTCGGGCGGCGCGGTGACCACGCCCTTGACGGCAGTACCACCTCCAGCGGTCTCACTCGCGAACAGTGCGGTGACAACGTCGCTAGCTCCTCCGGGGGCGGCACCGAAGAGACCCTTGTCGACCAAGTACCCGTTGAGCGACCGCGTGACCTCCGCGAACCCCGTGATGCGCGTGATGTCCGACTCGGTGATGACTGGTGGCGCAGGCGACACCTCATCAATCAACACATAGGCGGCTGGCACGCACTGGTCCGGCATGTTGGGGCCAAGGTTGAAGCCAGGTGCCCCATCGAACACGGGGGCGCCGCTGGCTACCTCATTTCCCGCGAGAACGGTCACCACGCCGGAAGCGTTGAGGTAGACCAAGTCCCATCGCTTGAACCCGGCACCAGACACGCCGGAGAATCCGGCGCTGGTCTGGTCACCACCCGTGAACGCGTCGATGAGACGGTCCGCACCCGCGAACGCGAATCCCGCCTTGAGCACGACCTGATTACCTGCTGGACTCTCGGGCTCGACCTTGAACCAACCGGCTGGGCCGACGTTGAGTTGTCTCTCTGGGATCTTGTCAATCGTCATGTCGCACTCCTACCCAATCGTCCGCTGGACGATGTAGACGATGTCGCCGATGCTCAAGGTGAACCCGACGAAGTTGACTCCCTTGTTTCCTGGCAGACCGCCGACCGGTGCTGATAGTCCGCCAGCGGGAATCTCGATGTATTGCCTGCTACGCACGAGACGCTGTCCATTGAGGAACACATCAAGCAACGCAGCACCGACCGTGAAGTCGAACGTGGCTGCTACCGAAGCCTCACCACCCGCGACGGACTCGTAGATGGTCTCGTTCGCGACGGCGGACGGACCGACAAGCGCGACGCCAGCGCAATCACCGCCGCTCGCCGCGTTGACCAGGAATGTGATGAGCCACGTGAACCGCATCTCGAAAGAGTTATTCTTAGCGATGGAGTTGAACGTCTTGCGCGCGAACTGATCGCCAGCACCTAGAATACCGGTGTTGAGCGAGGCTTCAGTGAAGATGAATCCGTTGGCTTCGGCGATGCCCCACGTGACCTCAGCCGTGAGGACGTTACCAGCGACGGTGACGGTCGCCGTCTTGCGCTCTCCGGTGGTCTGCTGGAGCGTGATGTCACCGAGCGCTGGTGCGTTGGCCGGGAACGCAGGGTCACCAAGCTCGATGTAGCTGATCGCACTGTTTGCGATGCCTGCCGCCATGTTCGCCATGAGACGTTCGGCTTGCGTCACGACGAGGTTGCTGTCGTCCTCGTGCGTGACCCAGTCTCCACCGGGAGCGCGCGTCTCCACGATGAGACGGCCCTTTGCTGGGCTCGGCATGACGTCGCCAGCTAGCGACATGGACTGCATCGTTGGGTTGCGCGGAACCACGACACCATCGGGACGCCGCGTGAGGTTGCTGGGTAGGTTGGCTCCGGCCATCCGATAACCTAGAAGCTGCGCTTGGCGGTCTGCCACGTATCTGCGCGCCTTGTCGAAAGTCATGCTTGCTCCTAACCGATCAAGACGACGAAGCCGGACGTGGCGACAGGATGTGTGACCACGATCCTATTGTCAGTCGGCTGCTCAAGGGTGAATTCTCCTGGGTTGAGCACACGCGTCAACTCAGCCCACAACTCTACCTCACCGGCAGAAGGTGTAGTAACGGTAGCGATGATGTCTAGCAGATCACCCGCATTGAAGCCGTTCGCAGCCGTCACCGGAGCGCCAGCAATCAATCCACCAATGGGAAGGGCGCCACCAGACACAGCCGAGACCGTGCCGCCAGTGATCGGGGTCGACCCGCCTCCGTTCGGTGTCTTATCGATGGTCATGTCAAACACGACGTTGACCGGGCCAGCTACAGCGCGCGACACCATGGCGTAGGTCGCTGTAATGATGCCGTTGAAGGTCAGCGGCATGCCAACGCGAACCGGACCAGACGGTACGGTCGCCAGGTCGAAGTCGCCGAACATCTTGGAGTCTACGTCGGGATTCGTGAGGCTGGTCGCTTCAAGCTGAAACCACGACGAGTCGAAGACCAGTGCGATGACCCGCGACCCCAAGTTGTGATCGATGGACCACGTCGTAGCGGCTGTGCCGACCTCGACGATTCTCTTGATCGGCGCAGCGATGCCGCCCTGAAGATTCTGTAGGACTGGGCGGAAGATCCCCCCAATCAAGTACTCCAACTTGATGTTGTTCAGGTCCGACGCGTTGACGCGCGGCTGACCCTCACGAGTGTCCTGTGGGTTGGCTGCGTTCGTGGTGTAGAACGTGCGCGCCAGTGCCGTAAGGTTGTCACGAATCTGCTTCGCGTCCACGATGGTGAACTCGTTGGGCGCGTCGTGCGTGAAAATCTCTGCGGGCTCTAGTTCAGCCATCATGCCTACCAGTAGGTCTCAGGCCCGCCCGCTTGGATCTTCAACAGATCCAAACCGGGACAGACGAAGCCAGTGCGATCCTCCAACAGCACGCGGCGCAAGACCTCGTTACCGCCTACTATGTTGGAGATGAACAGCGTGTCGGGCTGTACGTCCGGTGCCGCGTCGATCATGTAAGTGCGATTCGAACCAGCGGAGCCGCCGAACGGCGCGCGCACGTCCTTCAGAATTGAGATGCACCCTACTGAGTCGGTGGCGGTCGGCTCAACGGTGTCGTCCAGTTCAAACACGAGCGTGAACGCGCGTAGAAGAACGTGGATGGGCCGAATCTCATCTAGGCGATCAAGCAGACCTTGCACCACCTCTTGATCCACCACCGGGATTGGAACGCCACCACCGGGGTTCATCAATATCTCGATGTCCATACGTGCTGCGTGGAACGGCCACTCAGTATCGATGGACTCGTAGTCTGCAGTTACGGGACCGGCAGAAGGCGTGCCGAAGTTGACCTCGACTCGACCGGTGTCGTAATTGATCGTGCCTGACTCGATGCCGGGTCCGATGATAGGTGCAATCGGACCAGTGAACGCCAAGCCCTCAGCTTCGCCGCCGGTTTCGGGGTCGTCTTTCAGGACTACAACACCGTCAGTGATGCGAACTGTGCCCGGCTTGATCGGGAGGTTCGTGAGGTTCGTGATGTAGGCGACGTTCCCAGCGGGACCAACAGCTTCAGCCACGCGCAGAGTCGTGGCGTAGCGAAACCGGCTGTAGTCGTTGTTAGCCTCGTAGATGTCCTTCTTCCACAGCGGAAAGACCTTGATGACCTCGAAACCGACCATGCGGTAGAAGACGTCGAACGCGATACGCTGTCCGAGCGCCTTGTAAGCGTGGAAAAGACCCTGCACAACGATGCGCTTAGCGTCGACATCCAAAGCATCGTCCAGCGCGTAGCCGAACGAGGCTGCGAGATCGTCCAACAACTCTTCCGGCGTCGTGAACGGGTCTACGATGCTGTCGAGGCTTTCGAGGATCCCAAGCTCTTCACCTTCCAACGTCTCCAACACCCAGAACAGTGTTTGAATGATTGGCGAGAGGCCAACCTGATTCCAAAGGTTCGGGCTGTCCGCCTTGTTCCACTGTGCGTCGGAATCGTTCCAATGCAGGACAGGACCCTGCGCACCACTGCGCTGATCCTGCACCTGAATTTGCGGGAGCAAACGCCGATACAGGTCGACGCGGAGATCGTTCTGCGCGCCCGCGATGCGTGGGTCTGGTGACTTGCGCCGTTCGCGATGGTTAGGCACGTGCGTTCGACTCCGGTGGTAGCTCGGTGAGCTTGATCCTACCAACCACGGCGACTTGATCCGCATCTATAGGAATGTCACGCACTGGGGGCACGCTGGTCTGTGCGTCGTAGGTAAGTGCCAGCGAACGGCCAGCTACGATGGGTGAACCAGCGAGAGACGCGTAGTAACGACCACGCAAATGGTCGAGGCGGTCAACTGGGAACGGGTTGACCACATCACCCCACAGACGCCCGTTGTTGTCGGCGAACAAGCTCTTGTCCAAACCTGGACCGGTAGGGGTCTTCACGTAGAAGACCCACGCCGAGACCATGTAGACACCGACGTTGGTGACTTGTACCGGGAACTCCAGCGGAGTGCCCACTGGGAGTGGTTGCGAGAACGTGACCGTCCCGTTGGATGTCGAGTTGAGTCCAGACGGCAGGTAGATCAACGCGTTGGTGTTCTCGCGGTCGAGCGAGGGTCCGTCGAGCGCACCCTGCCAGTTGTCGTAGACATCGTCCAACGCGAAACCGACGCTGCTGAGATCCGACAGCACAAACCGCGTTCTACCCTCACCGTCATCCCCACCGCTAGACAGGTCGACGGCAGCTTGCCCACCCGCGAGCGGTCCGCCCGTCAGCACGAACACGTCGAAGTCGAACTGAGTCAAAACCCCATCGGGGGTCTGACGCAGGTAACCGAAGCGTGACGCGCCGCCTGCGATGCCTGGCGAGGGGTCAGCGTTCCACCGGAAGTTGACCTCACCAGTCTCATAGAGAACGGTACCACCCGCGAGTACGTCGCCAACGATGTTGCCGTCGCCGTCGTCGAACGCAATGATCTCACCACCGACCTGTGCGCCGTCTTTGGCGAAGCCTCCCCAGAAGAAGACCCGACCAGGCGTCAGTGGTAGGAACTCAGTAGCGAGCGTCACGTCAACCGTGCGCGTGGTCCACGCGGCCTTGACCGGTAGTGTCGACGCACCCAAGTAGGTGAAGTTGTAGACGCCAGACGCGTAATCGATGGTCCCGACAGGAGTGGCGCCTTGCAACAGCACGCCAGCACCGTTATCGAACACAGTCTGCGCCGCGTCATCGATGAAAGTCAGGCTGCTCGTGTTGACATCGTCGGACAACGCACCTCGATACTGGTCAGACGCACCGACCTGAGCGCCGTCTACGATGCGCTGCTGATCGCCGGACCAGATGCCGCGCGGAGGGCGCTTGATGATCGGGTAGAAGACCGTGGCACCGTCAATCGACGTCACCGCGCCGTTGCTGCTTCCGATGTTCTCCGTGTTCGCGAAGAACACCTCGATCTTGGCCTCTGCTCGAATCGACGCATTGAGGACCGGAGGATTCGCGAAGGTCGTGGTGAACTTGCCGGTGCTGTAATCCATGGTGTTGGTTCCACCAACATCGACACTGCCCAGAAATGACCCATCACCGTCATCTACGACTTGCAGCGTTCCGTCGGTGACTGCCGTTGACTCCAGCACTACGGATGTGCCGTCCTCCAACACGAAGTCACCGGAGAACGTAGCGGTGACGCCGTCGCCTGTTCCGATGACTATCTGCACCAAGCGAGAGCCGATGATTGATTCAATCAAAACGCGCTCAACACCAGCGGTCGACTCGATGACCCGGAACAACTCACCGATGGGGACGTCAGTACCGGGTCGCACAAGCGCGCTGTTGAAGAACTTGCTGACGGATGCGGTTACCGCCGCGAAGACCGCCTGACGCGACTGCCCGCGCACAAGTTCGATGGAGAGGTCGAGGTCCATCTGTACGATCTCGCCATCCTTCATCTCCACAGTCGTCGTGAACGTGCGGCGTGCATCGAGGAAGCGCTTGACACCAATCTTGAGCGCGGAGCCGGGCGTAGCAACGCGACCAAGAGAGTCGCGACCCCACAGCGCGCACACCACCGTGTTGCGCTCGGGTCGCTTCTGTTTGAGGAAGCACGACGCGTAAGACGGTGCACCAAACACCTGATCGACGTAGCTGCTGGCGAGCGCGTTCCAATCCTCCTCACGAACTGCGCGATTATTGCTCTTGGCGAAGCGTGGGGCAAGCACGCGTGCGCTCTCCACCGACTCTGGGTTTTGTCCTCCATCTCCGCGCTCAAGGTTGCGCAGACGGACAGGCGTGCTCGCACCACTCGGGAGTACGCCCTGCACCGACACGCTGATGGTGCCTGGGGGCACGTTCCCACGCTGACCACCACCCACCCGGTAGCTGACAACGATGTCCGAGTTATTAGACGGGATCACACCGAAGACGCCGTCACCGAACAGAATGAGTCCGGCGTCGTCTTCGTCGAACGCGAGTTGATAACGCTTCTGCGAGCCTGCGATCAAGTAGAGAACCTGAATACTGCTACCAGCACCTGGTGCGGTGCCGTCTGCAGCGAGACCGAACCGCACTCGCGTGTTCCCTGAGATGTCAATGATGGTAGTGAACTCGCGCGGCGCACCTGTGAACTCCGCGACTTGCTGCCACACCTGTAGCGCTGATTGCGGCTGACCGAGTGGGAAGATCAACACAGTGATGCCGTCTTCGTCCTCCAAGCTGGTGATCGGGTTCATCAACGAGAGAACGTATTCCTGCGAGTCGACCCCGGTGCCGGTGAAGGCGTCGCGCCCCTGCTGTGTGCCCTCTACGAACGCGAGCGCGGCTACCTCTTCCCACTCTTCACCCAGCACGACGACGGCAACGCTTCCGTCGATGACGCCGGGTTGTGATAGTGGGAAAGACTGCCACTGCGACCCGTCCGATGTGAAGCGGTCAACGCGCGTCACGCCTTCCGTCAGCACGATCACATCGTCAGTCGTGCCGTCAGGCCACGTGGTAACGCTCGGGGGGATGGTGTGGTCCTCGATCAATTCGAAGGTCAGACCAGCGGCTTGCACCGTGGTACCGGCCTTCAACAAAATCGAAGCTGGTTGGGGTGGATCAGGCTGTGCGAGCACCGACACACCAGCGGCGGTGGCGGGGCGCATACGGTAGCCCTGCGCGCGCGTGAGGATGCGCATGGACTCCAACGTGTCTGCAAGGATTAGCAGACTGTTGCGACGACGGCGGTCGTAGTAGTGCGCGTTCTGCTCGTGAAACCAAGCGAGCACGTCGATGATCGCAGGAGCAACGCCCGTCGAGATCGCATCGTTGTAAGCAAAGTTGCCGATGCGTCCTTTCAGAAAAGTGAGACCGCGTGTACGGATCGCATCGAAGGTGCGCGCGGTGAAGTCTACGTTGACAATGACCATAGCTGCTAACTCGCCGTCGACAAGGTGTTGAACTCGACCGGTGCGGTGAAGACGCGATTCTGCGGGTCGCCGAGTATGGTGAACGCTAGCGTGACGATTACGGTGTGGGGCTCATTGTCGGGCGCCTCAGTGCGTACAGTCAACACGCGAATGCGAGGATCCTGCTTCTCCACGTCCCGCTGCACGAAGTAGCGAATTGACGCGCGCGTGATGGCGTCGTTCGGATCGAATACAAGCCTTGGCACCTCACTACCCATAAAGGGTGCGTGCGGAATGGTGCCGATCTCCGTAGTCACGATGTTGGACAGCGACGTGAACACGACCTCAAGGTCTGACTTAGGTCCAAACGTGCCCTGCCACGATGGTCCGAACTGGTAGGCAGGCCCAGAGAATCTGTTAGCCATCAGTTCCCCTTAACGCTAGTGGTGGCTAGCACTGCGGTGGCAGGAACGACTGGCGGCGTACCTGCGACGCCATGCACGTGTGTGTTGAAGAAGGCGATGAACGTATCCATCATGAGCGAAAACCGGGCGCCGTCTGGTCCAAGCAAACACGGAACCCCTTTGAAGGTGACTTGCCCGGTGCCAATCACGTCGACAGCGGGGCTGGTCACTGTGACCAAGGCTCCAGCGTTCACGTTCACATTGGTGTCTGCGTTCACGTTCACATTGGTGGCGGCATTCACATTGACCACACCGCTGGCGTCCAGAATTTCGATGCTCTGCGTAGTTGTCTCCAAACGCACTAGCTGCTGCGCATCATCCAGCGTGAGCTTGCGACCACCAAGGGTGAGCGCCTCGACCACAGCACCCGCCGGGTCGTCTCTGAGATTCACAGCACTACCACCGGCAGTAACGATGCGAATCTTCTCCTCACCGTCGACCCAGCGCATCTCGATCAGATGACCGTTGGCGGTGCGTATGATTCGCGTCTTGGGAGTCGGTGTGTATGCACTCGTGAACTCCGCAGGGGCATCGCCTGTTCCCAAGAATTGCCCATGCCAAATCGGATTATTCGAGAGGCCGCCGTAGAAGCTGACCCAGACACCATCACCGACCTCTGGCACGTGTAGATCGTGCGTCGGGAATGCTGGCCTAGCCCACGGCAGTTTGTCGTCCTCAATGAACTCCGATTCAAGAGTGTCGCCGAAGACTTGTGGGACACGCACGCGCACGCGACCGTTCTTATCAGGATCGGCTGTGTCGACCACGTAACCCGGCCACATCCCAAACCACTCCGAGCGTTGGACCGGAATTTCCTCCGTTGCTTCAAATCCTGGGAGCGTGCTCATGAAAGCACCTTTGCAGTTCTGATGCTGCTACCTTCGCTGCCTGCTGTCTGGTTTTCATCGCGCGTACCGGTGTTCGTCGCCAGCGCGCCGGTAGGTTGCGCGTCGCCAACCTGTGACTCACGACGGAAACCGGTGATCGACGTAGTCAGTAGGCTACCCACTACGATGTGCTGAACCTCTAACAAAACGTATCGACCCATGAACGGCGTCTGCTGTAGGTCACCGAAAGAGTTTTCTATAGAGATGACCTTGTTAGGTCGCAACGAGGGGTCAGGTCTTGCCCTGAGTCGCACAGAGAGATAACGCGGCGCTACCCTACCCCAACGCGACCGAGTGCTCTCACTGACAACACCCAAATCATCCTCCGCGAACGGCACCACCCGCAGGCCGTCACCCATACGGCGCGGCACGCGCGGCGCCAGCGCCGGTTGAGTCGCCGCAGCTACCGGGTCCATGTCGAACACGAGACCGCGTTTGGTGTCGAAGTCGAAACCGATGCCACGCAGGGTAGCGCCGCCGTTTCGGTCGACCTCGCGCCCGCTGTAGAGGAACGCGAAATCTTCAACGCGATCCTCAAGCACCGACACATCGTAGCGACGCTCTGTCATGTCGGTCAGCGTGGGCGCCTGGTATCGCAGCGTAGATCCGTCCAACCACAGGTAGGAGTCTCCGCGATTGCCAGAGACCGTGGACGTCAGCGCAAGGTCACGCATGAACGACCAATCATCTTGGCGCGCCTGCACCCACACTGACGAATAGGCCGACGCGGCGATGTCTGAGCTAAGACCGTACTCTGTGGCGATTGACTGAAGGACGTCAGACGCGCGCATGTTATTCCAAGCTCGTGTGCGAGCTTTCTGCGCGAGCACCAGCCGTTGGTCTGCGCCTTTGATCTCAGCGAGCATACGAGTGCTCGCGTTGAACGCCGCACGACTCTTATCGGTGATGCCAGTCCGCCACTCGGAACTAAGGGTGCGCTCCTCTCCTTCTTGAGAAGAGACGCGGAACGAGAATTCGGGGTTGTCCTGCCCCATCATGATCGAGTCCCACGCCTTCCATCCACCGGTTCTAAAACGCAGCGACCACGAGAAGCCGCCAGCTAGCATGCTCTCGGTCCAAGTGAATTGATCTATGAACGGTGTGATGTCGTGCACCTCACCGTCAATCCGAATCTCCACGATAGACGTGATGATGCTGGAACTCACGAATTGGTACTGCGATTCTGCGTGTCGCGGTAGGCCGCGTTCACGTTCTGTAGCTTCGGAATGATGATGACGTCGCCCGCCTTCACCTCCTCAAGCGGGAAGTCGATCCGGTTGACCTGTGCGATGGCGCGCCAGAGCTTGCGGTCGCCGAGAAATGTCTGTGCGAAGAGGTCAAGCTGCCCTTCTAGACCCATGGACACGACGACCTGTTGCTCATCGCCGTCGAGCACGACTGGTGGCTCATTCCATAAACCGTAGAACGCGCGACCATCCTTGATGAATAGTTGCGTGCGCTTGTACGGGTCACTGAACTCGGTCGGAAGCTCGAATGTTCTGTCTTCTTCTGCCATGAGTGCCTACGGCGCCGCCGCGCCTGCGTTGGCAGCGGCGCGCCTAGTGGCGATAGATCGACTGAGCGAAACTCGCGTGGCAGCGCCCAAAGCGTCACGCTGCGCGAGACCGCGCACCAACACCTCGTGCGCCGGACTCAGGCCAGCCTGATTACGCACCGAATCCCAATCTGGCATACCAGTGTCGAACCGCTGAAACGACAGCGACACTCGCGCACCGTATGGCTGCGCTGTGATCGGATGCCATGGGCCTTCCCATTGGATGGTGACTTGCGTTATGTAGCCTCTGAGGGTCAAGAACGAACCGAACACCACCAGCACCATCGGCGGGTCGTAGCGCTTTAGTACCGGGATCTTGACCAAACCCTGATGGAATTTGGGGTCGAGCTTCGCTACGCGAGACTGTAATCCTCTGTTCAGTTCAGTGGCGTTCCGCTCTTTCGGAAAGCCCAACGCCTCAAGCCATCGGATGTTGTGTTCCATCTCCGACAGAAGATTGTTGATGTCGATGTTAGCTATGCGGTCCAAATCTGAAACGCGCGTGATGTTGCGCCCCGCGCGAAACACCAACTCAAGAGACATGATGCTCCAGTTGCCGCCGCGATACAAAGCGGCGCCCGGCTGCGGCATGCGGCTTCTCTGAGTCTCCTCGTAGGAGTCAACTTGGTAAGCCTGCGTGATGCTTCCGGGAAAGCTCTGAAAGTCGAGTCGCCCGTCGTCTGCATAACTCGGGCTGTCCTCAAGCACCAAAGCGCACGGGACTACGTCAGAACGAATGCCGGGCAAGAAGTTAGTGGAAGGAAATGTCACCAAGCACCTACCCCGTCCATCCCAACGGCCATAGACAAACCACCATCGCCACCGGAAACAGACACCGCAGACGCACCACCATCAACGCGCAGCTTTCCGCCGAGCTTATCGTCTATGCGCTCCAGTACACGCTGAATCGCCTCTTGCCCAGGCATCTCGATCTTCGGCAGCAGCGGCAACAAAACACGCTCAACGGTAGACCGATTCAAAGGGAGAATCATCTCCGGCCCAGCTTCCCCAGCGATGACCGGTCTGTTCACCATGGCTGCTCCGTCCGCCATCGGCGGGAGAGAAGGTGTAGCCACGCCGGTTGCACCGATCATCGGGAGTCTAGGCGCCGGAGTGTCAGGTGTGGAGAACAGGTTAAACGCTTTCTTCATGGTGTCGGCTGCGGCGCCGAACGGGTTCAGTAGCGTTTTCACCACCGACCCTGCGGGTGTGTCCAACCATTTGCTGAAATTCGTGAACGGCGAAAAGATGTCGCTGAAGGCACCGCCCCACTCGGCTTTGCTCATTCCGAGTATCTGCTTGAACTGATCTGCGGCGTCCTTCAGCAAAGTCACCAAAGGTGGGAGCCACTCTTTGATGAATGGGATGACATCGTCGCGCAGGATCGGCACAATGGCCTTGAGCGTGGGGAGCATCACGTCGCGCAGGATCGTGACTGCGATCTCGGTCAGATCCGGTATCAACGGCAGTAGTGCTCTTGCGATCTCCAAGAACGCCTTGAGCATTTCAGGCCCGACCTCCTTGAAAACCTTCCCAATCTCCATGAGAGCATCCATCATCATGGGAAGTGATTCGACTGCTAGATCAACTACCGCGTCAATCATGTCCTCTAAGAAACCGCTGTCGATCAATTCGGTAACCCACGCACCGAACTGAACAGCTAGAAGCTCTGCGATCACCGTCAGCTTAGATATGTGCGGGAGTAGTTTCATTGCGATGTTGGTCGCGATGATGTCTAGCGTCTGAGTCAGTGGGCCGAACGCGCTCTGGATGATAGCCGTGAACGACGTCATGGCAGGCATGAACGCTTCAGTGAACATCTTTATTAGCGGCTCAAACAAACGGAAGAGCGCGGCGAATGGTCCCAAGAATATGCCAGCCACGCCGCCAGCTAACTTGAAGGCGTTGGTGATCTTCTCGATGCTGATGAACTTCTGTAGAAAGTCGTTGACGACTGGAATTGCGGCGCGCGTGTGCTTGACGAGAACGGTGAATGCCTTGGCGTAATTCTTACCGTCGAAGGCGCGCTTCATCTCGTCGCCCAAAGCGGTGACCATGTTCAGTAACTTGGGGATCGTCTCGGCGCCTATGTCCGCCAACATCCCGGAGACATTCTTGACCTTCTTACTCGTGTCGTCCCAATGCTTGACGAACCCGTCACCGAAGTCATGCCACTTGGCAGCGACCTTACCGAACATCCCACTGTAGAACTTCACCAACTCCACTGGCACTTCTTCAGCCTTCGTGGTGAAGGTCTGAAGCACTACATCTGCTGCTTTTGCTGTCTTCTTGACTGCCTCGTCAATCAGTTTCTGGACCTTGATGACGGGTCCGGTAGCCTCGTCCTCAATGGACAAGACCCAACCGATTGTCTCGAAACCGTCAGCCACTACAGACCCATCACCCTGGTGAACACCATCGAGAGCATAGTGCCCAGATTATTGCTCTCGTTCATCTTCTTCAAAACCTTGTTATCGCGCTTCTCCTTTCTCACAACTAACTCCAGGCGCTGCCAGCGTGTCATGAGGCGCCAATCGCTGTAAGCAATTCCGGCGCGGTGCATGATGTGCCTCTCCTCTTGGAGCTTGATGAGCGAGTGCTCAGACGCCAGAAGAACGATTGCGAAACATGGAACCGTCCAGGGAGAGTTGTTTGCGGAAGCGATGCTTGCAGTGGGAGCACTGAAACATCGGACGCAACTCGTAGCCGAACGACCTCCTTTCAATCACCTCGCGAAGTTCGCGGAGGAGGGGAAGGGGTGCCTGCTTGCACCACCGCATGGCGTCGATCACACCGACGCTGCGCCCGTCGATGGCTGCGATGTAGCGCGCCTGCACAAACGAGTGCAGCCGCGATCCCATGTTCGTGTTGCCGCTCTGTGAGCGCTCCGCGAATTCCGATGCTTGAATCAAGTCGGCGATGCGCAGGTATCGCCAACCAATCTGCTGCCCGTTCTGCAGCTTGACGGTGATAGGCTCATCCAACGACGCCGCCGCGAACACTTGATGCGAGTCAGTGCTGCCGTCTTCGCCGAGCCCCATCTCACGCAGGATGAGCAAGTCTTCGTCTTCGTCGGCAGTCGTCGCTGGGGGCCACGTCACCGGCTCACCGGGCAGAGCGCGATGCAGTGAACGACACGGCACTGCGCTCAGGACGCGTGACCCGTCGAAGTGCTGCGTGCACGATGGGCACTGCGGGTACATCGGCAAGTTATCGGAGCCCTGCGACAGTGAAAGGATGTGCAACAGACACGCAGCCCAGTCCTCCAGAATGAGTTGGTCGTGCACAATGCCGCGCGTGTCAAGACACTGCTCAACTACGTGACGGATGGCTGGTGTGGCGTTCACACCAACGCCAGCGCCTGCGATCATCTCCTCCTGTTCGCCGCGCATCGGCGACAACACCACCGCCCCGTCATGCCCAGGATACAACAGCCCACCGGACGGGAGCTTGAAGGGGCGGCTCAGAGGGTCCACAGGAGCCCCCTGGGACGACCCAACGGTCGTGGGCTCCCAACGAGCGGCCACAGGAGCCCCCTGGGGGGCGTGTTGGTAGGTGGGGAAGTTGGGGGCTAGTCGACTGGTACTAACCGCGTCACCGCCCGCTGGTGGCGCCCCCTGGACCTCCGACGCGATCCCTAGCTGCGCTGCCAGGTTGCGTAGTGGGTGTCCTTCTGGGAGATTGGCCGGGTCTACGGGTTGATATGCAGGTACCTGCTTGGTCATGCGTCTCTCCTAGCGGCATCCACTGCCTTGGTGCGCGAACCAGCCTCGACGATGCGCTTACCTTCCCAGAGGATCGCCTCGTCGAGCTTCGTGATGACAAACGCGCGGCTACGCGACGAGTCCACGGACATCAAAGCCCGCGCCTGATCGGCGCAGACCTTGAGAACATCTACGAGTTGAACACCGTTGACCCCGTAGGCGGGAGCAGGCCCACTCTGGAACTGAATCGAGAGATGATTCTCGATCTCAGCAACGTCCCAGACGTTGTTTTCCTGCCCCCAGCCTCCTGGGGAATGAACGTAGCGCGCATCGGTGAGCATTTTGCTCCTCCTGCCTCCTGTTGAGGCTGCTTCGTTTCGTCAAATTGTGAAAGCGGAGTCTACTACTAGCCCATAACCGGTGCTAGTAGGTTTTGGTCCCAAATCACGCGGTCGCAGGAGAACGTCATATCCATGGTGAGGATGTCACCTGTGTTGAAGTCCATGCCAATGTCCGGCATCTTCGTGGGGAAGAGACCTTCCAACGACGCTGTGCGCTCACCCTGGCCGTCCGACTGGAACAACACGAGAGTGCCAGTGGTCTTCACGACGCCCATGGGCAGCATCAAACCAGACTCCTCGTTGTAGACCAGCGACATCCACTGGTAGAGAAGGCGCCGCGTGCCTGCCAGTGGGAAGTCGCGGAACTGTGCCATGATGTCCCCCTGCGGACCAGGTCGGGTCGCGTAGTGTGCGTTGCCGTTGAGATAAGGCAACTCAGCCTTGCCGACATCCCGCCCAGGAACCGAGAACGACGCAAGACTGAGGATCAACACCTCTTTGGCGCCGGGAATGAGTTGATCCAGGTTCAACTCCAACATCCCCATGTTCTGCTTCTGGACATTCCAGATGCCGCCAGCCTGAGCGGCGAACGCACCTGAGTATCTGTACTGTGATACGGGCATGTCTTATGCCTCCTTAACCGGCGGCGCTGACGTCAGAGAAGTCAGCACCAGTGGGGGTGAGAACAATGTCGAACTCCAAGAACTCGACGGCGCGGGCAGGCTTGATGAATATCTTAGCCTTCACGGTGAGGTTGTCGATGTCGCTAGCCGTGGTGGTAGTGCCGTCCACGAGCACGAACGCGTCCTGCAGACCGCGACGCTCGATTATGGGCTTGAGCACCTTGTCGATAGCGGCCTTGATCTCCCTCCACAAGATCGTGTCGTTCAACTCAAAGAGGAAGTCCTTTGAGATGTTGTCCACGTCGTTCATGATCTTGTTGACAGTCCACCGCACGTTGATGCGGTCGAGCGCCGTCGGAGAACGCTGCGCAGTGCGCTGACCGACTAGCTGCAGTCCACGGCCCTGCTGCACTGCGATGACGTTGATGACCTCTGTGCGCGCTCCGACCTGTCCGTAGACCAGGTTGCGATCATCCAACTCAGTTGAGTACTTCACCGCGTCGGCGAGCACACGACCGCGTCGTCCGCCAGCGATTGGGAACCACGGTGCCGCTACGTTGTCGGTATTCGCCACGAGCGTAGCCATGTCACCATCCGGCGGCTCGATCACCGTCTCGTTGGTGTAGTTGTCGAGGTACTGCAGCCACGGGTCGAAGATCGCAAGCTGGTTGCTGTTGATTGGCACCTGTGGCGGGAAGGGAACGAGGGCAGTCGGCACCGGAGGAAGACCAGGCCCACTGTTGTACTCAGCGTTGACGAAGTCACGCGTCTCGAAAACTTCATCAGCCTCTGGGCACGGTACGATGCCGATTGCACGGCGACCATTCCGCTCGACCAGCGTTTGGAGCGCAGTGATGACGGGTGCATGCCACTGACCGGGAATCATGATCCAGTCGAGCGCGACCACCTCGTGATTGCGGAAGTGCTGCAGCCCGGTGTAGGTGTTGCCCACCTTCGCACCGACGACGTCCGCGTTGGTGAACGCACCGGACAGGCCGATGGATTGCGGAGCCGTAAGGTCGATGTCAAGAAACCCAGCTTCGTCGGTCGAGTTGAGTCGGATGAAGTCCGAGCCGTTGAGAGGATCGTTGACCGCCTCGACGAGACTGGCGATGTCAGGTTGCTGCCCGAACGATTCGATGGCGGTGGTCGCGAAGAAGACCCGACACCGAAGAGTCCCAACAAGGGAGGGGTCCGAATCGACGACGACGTAGAAACCTTCCGTCATGATCGTGCGTTCGTTCTCGATGTCTCCTGGGTAACGCGCGGTCGCGTGAATGACGACGTCATCCGCCGTGACGACAACAGCCTCATCCAACGCCGGGGCGCCGGTCCACTGAATCGAAGTGGCACCCGTTCGGTAGTCGAGGAAGTTGTCTGGATCACTCGGCAATGCGACGTTCTGCGTCCAGTGATCCGCGTCGGCGCTAATGCCGAGCGTTCCGAAGGCAACTTGCGGGTCACCCGCACCAGCGCTTGACGCTTGCGCAGTTTGAAGCGCGACCAGTCGGTCATCCTGTCGCCGGTAGGGGGCGCTGGACAGTTGACCAGTGAAGACGGTCGTAGTGCCGTCACCGAAGCCGAGGATGTCGGCTGGCATGTAGACGGCGGTCAGCGCCCCGTTGTCGCGCACGTTGAACGTGTTCGCACCCGTAGGCACCAGGTCCAACTCGATGGAGAACTCTCCTGTGACGTGGTCGAGCCAGTTGGTGCTGTTGTAGGCGTTCGCCAACGTCGGCGTGTCGAGGTTCATGCCAGCGGCGTTGGGCGTCGTGTCCGCGATGAACTGTGGACCCATCCCACGCACCGCGCGGCGAGCCTGCCGAAAGGGTGTGGACGTGTAGTCGGCGCTGATGGATGCCGTCGCCGTGATCGCGGCGCTCGCCGTGACGCTCCACGCACCCGTTGTGTAGTCGAGCGCACCAGTCACTGCGGTTGCACGAGGATCGCCGCGCGGCCTGTCAAGCCAACCACCGACACCGCTGTCGTAGAGAGTCTCGGGACTGCCCGAAACGTCTGAGATGGTCAACGCCACGGTGCCGGGTTGGATCGGCAGAGGAAGGCGTGACGCTCCGGGGTCGGTGTCCGCTGCTA